GACTACCTGCCGATTTACAAGTGCATCCAAGAGGCGCACGAAAAGACAGACCTAGACATCACAGTCCAAGATGTGTCTGCACTGTATGACCTGAGAAACCCGACAGAGTCTTACGCAAAGAAAGAGAATGTTCGTATCTTATTGCGTGAACTGCAGGAAAGACCGGCATTGTCTTTGGGGGTTGCAGAAGAAGTACTGCAGTCCTCGTGGCAACAAGAAATCGGTCGTGACATTATGAACATCGGCAACGAAATCTTGAACGGTCGCACCAAGGATTTGAGTACGTTACGAAACTTGGTAGAGTCCACCAGTCAGGACTTTACGCCTGACCTTGGGATCAAGCCATGCCCCAATGATGTGTTTGAGTTGTGGGACATGCTTGAGGACAAAAAGAAATGGAAGTTTAACATTCGGGCATTGCAAAAGAGAGTGTCTGGGGTTTCTCCAGGCCAGTTGTTCATTATCTTTGCACGTCCGAATACAGGTAAGACTGCAGCCCACGTGTCGTTGTGTTACGGCCCAGAAGGCTTTGCAGAGCAGGGTGCAGATGTTCACACCTTTGTCAACGAAGAACCGTCATGGCGTACTCAGATACGATCTTTCTGCTGTTATGCCGGTGTCAACAGTGATGAGTTTGAAGAGGACGAAGACGTACGAAAGTTTGCGGCTCAGGAATGGAAATCCATTAAAGAATACTGTCACCTTCATGATGCACACGACACAAGCATTGAGAGATTGGATGCCTACTGCGAAATACACAAGCCCGATATCATTGTAGTTGATCAGCTTGATAAAATTGCAATCAACGGCACATTCAGCAGAACTGACGAACGGCTCAGGGAAATCTACCGGCAGGCTCGTAACATTGCAGTGCGTCATAATCTTGTGTTTATTGCAGTCAGCCAAGCATCTGCTGATGCGGAAGGCAAGACCCGACTGAACCCGACTGAGATGGAAGGCAGTAAGACCGGTAAATACGCAGAGGCTGATTTAATTGTAGGAATTGGTAAGCACGACATGTCTGGGGTTGATGAAGAGCCTGACATGACTCGGCACTTAACCGTCGGCAAAAACAAGATTACAGGATGGCATGGCACCCTTATTTGCGAGATACAGCCAAAACGATCTCGCTACATTGATTGAGGCAAAGAATATGTTTGTACTTGGAATTGATGTAGAGACCACGGTTTGCAGGAATGAAAAGCGGATTGATAACAGTCCGTTCAACCCAGACAACTATCTGGTGTCTTGCGGTGCACATTTTTTAGGCGAGGATACCGGCAAATACTTTTTCTTCAAGCACGACAAACTGGAGTGTAATCCTGCGAAGTCAAAGTTTGAACTGCAGTCTTTACTCGACATGGCAGACATTCTTGTCGGTCACAACATCAAGTACGATTTATTGTGGTTGATTGAGGCAGGGTTCATGATTGAGTGTCCTGTGTATTGCACCATGATTGGTGAATACGTGCTTGCCCGTGGTCAGAAGATACCACTCTCCTTGGATGAAACAACCAAGCGTCGTAAGGTTACACTCAAGCGTTCAGATCTCATGGAAGAGACTTTCAAGAAAGGGATTGGGTACGAAGCCATGGACCCCGACATTGTCGAAACATACGGTCGAGGTGATGTGATCTCGTGCCTAGAGGTCTATGAATCCCAGTTAGCAGATTATCGTAAGCCAGAATACATTGGCCTACGCAAAACCAGAGACATGATGAATGAGATGTTACTGGTGCTACTGGACATGGAGCGTAACGGGATACACATTGACTTGAGCGCATTGGATCGAGTCGAGAAACAATTTACTGAAGAGCGTAATACATTACAGACACGGCTGTATGAACTGGCTCGCAGTGTCATGGGTGACACCCCTATCAACCTCAATAGCCCTGCACAGTTGTCTGAGGTTGTGTATTCTCGGCGTATCCCAGACAAAAACAAATGGCGTAAGATATTTAATATCGGCTTGAATGTTGTCGGTAAGCCATTACCCAGACCTCGCATGAGTTCAAAGGAATTTGCAAAAGAGGTCAAAGACAATACTGTCATCATCAAGAGAACAAAGGGTAGGCGGTGTGATGATTGTCGAGGTGTCGGTACAATTCAAAAGACCAAGAAAGATGGTTCGCCGTTCAAGAACAGGACAAAGTGTGCCAGTTGCCAAGGCAGTGGTGTTACATACACGGACACTGACAAGATTGCAGGGTTCTGCTTGATGCCTTCATCGGTACAGGATGTGTCTGCCAATGGCTTTAGTACAGACAAGAAGACACTGAACTTCTTACTGTCTCAGGCACAACGCAGAAACAAAAAAGATGCTATCGAGTTTCTAAAGGGCATGAGCCGATTGAATGCACTCAACGTGTATCTTTCATCTTTTTGTGAGGGTATGCGTCGAAACACTCGGTCTAACAACATCCTGCACACGACGTACAATCAGTGCATCACAGCGACAGGACGTTTGTCATCTTCTGATCCTAACTTCCAGAATCAACCACGGGGTGGCACATTCCCAATCAGGGAGTGCGTTGTCTCTCGATTTGAGGGAGGGGAGATTATGGAGGCTGACTTCAGTGGTCTGGAGTTTCGTGTTGCAGGTGAATTGTCTAAGGACGGACAGATCTATGATGACATCATGACCGGCAAGGACGTACACAAACAAACGGCTGCCATTATCAATGAGAAAGATGTAGAGGACATCACCAAGGATGAGAGACAGCAGGCCAAGGCATACACCTTTGCGCCTCTCTACGGCGGTCAGGGTGCGTCTGAGCCACCGCATGTACAGGAATACTTCAAGAAATACTTTACGATTTACGAGGGGCTTCGTGAATGGCACGACACACTCAAGAAAGGTGTGCTCAAAGATGGTCTGGTCACCCTGCCGTCTGGTCGTCAATTCTATTGGCCGAACGTCGAGCGTAAACAGGGCGGTCGTATTACGTACGCCACACAGATCGTAAACTACCCAGTGCAATCGTTTGCGACTGCAGACATTGTACCTCTGGCCTGTATTCGTGCGAACGCCTTGATCAAGAATGCCGGTATTCAATCGTTGTTTGTCTTGACTGTGCACGACTCAATTGTGGTTGATGTGTATCCAGGCGAACAAGAAAAAGTCAAGCAGATTTTGATTGAAGCTATGGAAGGCGTTGCAGATGAAGTTTCTGTACGGTATGATTACGACATGGTAATTCCACTCGCCATTGAAATAAAGAGTGGATCAAATTGGCTAAATGGAAGTGTGATATATGAGTAGTAACGAAGTTGCAACATACAATGGCTTAACACCTGATCAACTACTGGCTGCGCTTGGCGTACAGCAGGAAGTACAGACAGGTAATCGTTTGCCTCTGCTGAAGGTAAACTACAGCGACGAAGATGAAAGTGGTAATGAGTTGCGTAAAGGTGTCTGGGCACTGCAATTACCAGAAGAGACTGTTTATGGTAAGGATGTGACCATTCGTGTATTTGCAGACTACCTGCAGTACATGGACTACGATCCTGAGCAGAACTCAACCGTCAACCGTACAATCATTCACCGTGTCGGTGATGAGCCGATTGATGAGACCGGTACACTGCGTTGCGGTAAGCCTACGTCTAAAGAGTTGCGTGAACTATCGGAAGATGAACGTGCGAAGTACAAAGACATCACGTGTTTCCGCTATCTGTTCTCCAAAGTAACCATTGCAGACGCAAAGACTGCCACCGGAGAATCTGTGGATGTGGTGGACGTACCTTGTCTGCTTCGTGTCAAAGGAGCGAGCTTCTTGTCGTTCTCTGAGCAAGTGATTGAACCATGCCGTAACCACAAGATTAAGTTTGTACAGGTTACAAGTAAGTTAAACACAGAGCGTCACAAGAAAGGTTCAGTGACGTATTTCACGATTCACTTTGACCCTGACTTCTCTAACATCCAAGAGATTTCTACGGATGACTTGGAGTTCATGAGCAAAGTCTTGGATACTGTGAATGCAGAAAACAAGCAGGTCATGCAAAAGTACAACGATGCATTGAGCAACAAACAGCAAGATGTTCGTGACGTAGAGCTTGCAAGTGAAGTTGAAGGCTATCTTGAAGCCGATTTTGATGAGGCATCGTAATGTCCGAAATGCCTCATAAATACGAGGTTTGGATAAAAGAGTATCTCTTAAAATTGTCGTCGGGGGAATGTCCCCCGATTGACGATGCTCTGATTGACCAAGCCTGCGAAGATTTCAAGCACGTGCTGAAGAAGCAACTCTCCCGTGAAAACAGAGAGTTTACGATGCGTATGTCGAATGTCGGCAGACCAACGTGTCAGCTTTGGTGGCAGAAAAATCATCCAGAAAAGGCGACTGCACCTGACTATTCATTTGTAATGAAGATGCTGTTAGGTGACACAATTGAAGTTTTATCCTTGCTTTTAATGCGGTCTGCGGGTATACCTGTAGAGTCCTACCACGGAAAAGTGACGCTGTCACTTGCTGATGATGCAGAGATCAATGGCGAATACGATATCGTAATTGACGATAAAGTTTGGGACATCAAGTCTGCATCACCCTTTGCCTATGAACATAAGTTCAAGGATTTTGAGTCGGTACAGTCCGATGACTCTTTCGGATACGTAGCCCAAGGATTTGGTTACGCTCGTGCTGCAGGCAAAGAATTTGGCGGGTGGATTGTCATCAATAAATCCACAGGTGAGTGGCGTTTTGTTGAGGCAGATACCTCGTATGAGGATGAGTATCAACGAGTCATCAACGAGTCATATCAGTACATTACGACTGATAAAGAGTTCGCTCGGTGCTTCGACGATATCGAAGAAACGTATCGAGGTACGCCAACCGGTAACCGTTACATCGCAAAGGATTGCATGTATTGTGATTACAAGTTTTCGTGTTGGCCCACGCTTCAATACCGTAGGCAGGAATCATCGAAAGCCAAAAATAAACCTTGGAGATATTACACCGTCTATGGCACCGATCAAGAAGAAGAAAAAGACCAAACCTAAAGGTCTAAACCAGAAGAACAATGCACGACGTATTGCACGTAAGCATGGATACCGTTCTGGGTTAGAACTGATTGTTGCGGGTCAGATTAAGGGCAGAGGGGTCAACGTACTGTACGAAGACCCTGACTCTAAGATTAAGTTTGTACAGCCTGCAAAGAACAGAACGTACACACCTGATTTTATTTTGCCTAATGGGATCATCATTGAAACCAAGGGACGGTTCGTAACCGATGATCGAAACAAACACATATGGATACGAGAGCAATACGGAGATAGCCTCGACATTCGATTTGTGTTTAGTAATTCAAACGCCAAGCTGTACAAAGGATCAAAGACTAGCTATGCAGACTGGTGTCATAAACACGGTTTTAAATTCGCAGACAAACAAATACCAGAGGAATGGTTCGATGAATAGTAGTGAACAACAAGCAATCCCACTAGACCTTGTGCCGGGCGAAGCATTCGTGCGTATCGCAATCGACGAAGAGACCGGTCAGACACAGTTTACATGTGGCCTGTACCCTTCAAACAAGACTATCGAAAAGGATTTTGATCCTGAGACTGACATTGATCCTGACATGTTGTTAGGCGTGTGCATCGCCGGTATTGCAGAAATGCTGATGAGTGACAGCGACGAATTGATTCGTGCAGGTATGAATTACATTTCATCCGGTGACCAAGTCTTTGATGTTATTGTGGATACAGAGGATCAGGAATACTACCAAAACCTAACTGAAGAGCAACGTAGGCTAATGAAAATGGCGGTTCAAGGAGAGGCATGATGTCTGAAGAAAACATTCGTAGGCTAAAGAAATTATTGAGTGAGCCACACGTTACTGAAGAGTATGATTCGATTAATCATCCTTCACACTATACATCCGGTGAGATTGAGACCATCGACTACATTGTAGATGTACTGGGTAAGTTTGACGCAATTCACTACTGCCACGGAACAGTTCACAAGTACTTAGGATCTCGCCTGTGGACAAAGGGCGATGCACTTCAGAACGCCAAGAAAGCATTGTGGTTTTTAGAGAAACAAATCGAATTGATGGAAGAGACTAAGGGAGTCTATTGGTGAACAGTTTAACGTACCACGGCAAAATAACGATTGACCTCGACAGAGATCAATTGCTATCTGAACAAGGCATTAAACTCATGGAAGACTACTACATGCTCCCATGGGAAAACTCTCCACAGGAAGCATTTGCACGTGCATCGTTAGCGTATTGCTACGGCGACTATGCGTTGGCTCAACGTATTTATGAATATGTGAGTCAGCAGTGGTTTATGTTTGCAAGCCCTGTACTTTCTAACGCACCCGAACCTGAGGCAGAGCCAAAAGGTTTACCTATTAGTTGTTTCCTGACATACGTGGGCGATAACCTCGATTCCTTGATTGGACACAATGCTGAAGTCGCATGGCTATCTGTCAAGGGCGGAGGTGTAGGCGGTCACTGGTCTGCCGTAAGAGGCATTAGTGACAAGGCTCCAGGACCGATCCCGTTCATGAAAGTCATTGATTCAGGTATGACTGCATGGAAACAGGGGCGTACCCGTAAAGGATCTTACGCAGCCTACCTTGACGTAAGCCATCCTGACATTGTTGAGTTTATCAACATTAAAGTACCGACCGGTGGTGACAGCAACCGGAAGTGCTTCAATCTGTTTAACGCTGTCAACATCACCGACGCATTTATGGAGGCGGTAGAAAATGATGACGAATGGAACCTCATCGATCCCGACGAAGGATCTACACGAGATACAGTCAAAGCTAGAGGCTTGTGGCAACGAATACTTGAAGCTCGGTTCAGAACTGGCTCACCTTACCTCAACTTTATCGACACAGCCAACCGTGGGCTACCAGATGCTCAAAAGCAACTTGGACTACGTGTTATGGGGTCTAACCTCTGCAACGAGATCCATCTCCCTACAGACGAAAGACGTACAGCGGTCTGCTGCCTCTCAAGCGTCAACCTCGAAAAGTACGACGACTGGGCAGGAACAGGAATGGTTAGAGACTTGGTCAGATTCTTGGACAACGTACTCCAATACTTTATTGACCATGCTCCAGCAGAACTTGGAAAAGCTAAATACTCAGCAGAAAGAGAACGGTCAATCGGCTTAGGTGCAATGGGCTACCACGGCTTGCTACAAAAGAAAGGCATGGCGTGGGAATGGCTCAGTGCAGAATCCTTAAACAAACGTATATTTAAGGAGATCAAGG